AAACCATCAATGAAGAAATTGCAAGCAAATTCTGCATTATGGCGTTTTTTATTTTCTGATATAATTGTTTTGCTCATATTTACCTGCATGTCAATTTTTTTCATAAATTCAAGATATTTATAAAAACCTATTTTATCTTTAATTATAAGATCATCACCTACTATGGCATAATTTTCCTGTCTTATACCGCAAATATGGTTTACGATGTAATGATGTGTTAGAGACATTATTGGTCAGGATGTGAATAAACCCATACCTTGACCGACAGAATATCTAATCTCATTCATATTTGTAATACCAGAATTTTTTGTTGAATATACTCTATCGACTATCTTTAGCCAATTTTCTCTGATAGATTCCCCATTTAATCCTGCAGCATTAGTTAATAATTCTAATATTTGTGCTTGTAGAATACGAGGCATTCTATCAGTAGCTGCAGAAAGATCAATAGAATATATATTTTCAATCTGTTCTTTATTATTAATTATATAAGGAAGACCTTCTTTATGATTAAAAGTAAAGTCAGATTGAATAGATTTAAGTAAGGAGAAAAGCCAGAAATGTAATGCTGAAAGTGATGTTTGAGTTAATCAATCTACGTTAGCAATGATTCTATTTTTTCCACCTTTAGCTGTAAAGGTGAATAATCTAGAACAGATTGTCTGATCAAAATGATTATCTTCAAAATTACTTTCATCTTCAAAATATTCTAAATTATCATTTAATGACAACACTAAATTTCTAAACTCTTGGACATTATCAAAATTTTCAGCCATATTTAAAATTGCAGAATACAATGTTTCATTGGAAGCTACGGCTTTTAAATCTTCTAAAATTTTTGATGATGAGGAGGAAGAATTGGGTGAACTAGCATTACCTGAATACATTAATAATTTAATATTATTTTTATTAAATTTTTCTTTGTCTTCGAAGAAGCTGTCGATTCATCCAGAAATTTCTTTATGTGAAAATTCTTCTTCTAATACTTTATTCAAGTCTGAACCGTTATAAGGGTCAGTTATTGTTTGAGTATTAATTATAGATTTAGTTTTGAAGTTTCGATAAATCCGAATAGAGGATAAGATGAGCGTTAAGAATAACTGTCTTTCATGATCACTTAAGTCATAGATACTTACTAATAGTTTTGGTAGGTTATCAGTTATGACAATAGCATTTCTTTTGAATTTGCCAAGTTTTAGATCATTAATTTCAGTCATTCACATTCCCCTCAGTACATATCCTTCTATGTTTTTAAAAAACTTGATGACATCAAGATTATTAATTACTGGATCTATTGGCTTTGCATTTAATTTATTTTCTAATGAATCTTCATATAAAAGCAAATCAACAGATTTTTTTTTAAAATTTCTTTTTGATTTTTTAGTTTTCTTAGATGGTAGAGATTTCTCTATCAGCATGTATTTAACGATTTCGTTAATATTGTTGAAAATTAAAAAAAAATTTTCTATAAGTTCCTTAGGAACACTCGTCTTAATAATGACGGAAATTAAGCATTTAAGTATATTTTCATATATTTGATGTAGATTTTTCATAAATTAGATAGAGGTATAAATATTTGCAATAGAAATGGCTAGGAATTACTAATTTGTATGATAGACTGCAAACAATATTATTAATCATTATACATTTAGTTAGATTTTTAGAATCATTTAAATTAAAGAAGTATTATATACTTAATTCGAACTCTTTATCAATTAATAAATGAGGTAGAGAGGATTTAGAGGCCTCCCCCCGTCGTAGTGAACGGACAAGTTATTCACTTTATTAACCCTAAATCTTCTGTTTATTAGTTGCAAAAGCC